GCTTGCTGTTGGAGGAACTGTTGATACGGCACATTCAGGTTGGCCTGAGCCTGCGATTGCTCCAATCCACCAACGCCAAGCAGCGCATTCGCCCCGGTCAAGTTGCTGGTGAGGGCCTGATTGCCGAGGTTGCTCAGACCATAACCGGCCTGCGACGAAAGCCAGTTGTTGGCTTCATTCGCTCCGATTTGAGCCGCCTGTTGCGTGTTGAACTCGTTCTGCGCGGTCTGATACCCCGTGTTTTCGAGGTTCGCGATGACCGGTGCTTGGGCAAGCTGTTCCTGTCCAGCCGTGATCCCAGCAGCCACGGCGCTTCGATCCCCACCCAACGCACCTTGGCTCGCAGCATTACCCTGAACCTGCTGCTGCTGCTGCTGGTTTTGGTTGTTGAACTGCGCTTGTGTCGCGTTGACAACCTGTTGCGTGTAGGGACTTTGGTACTGACTGATCGCCCCAGGCGACCATTGCTGCGCATTGCTCCAGACCGGGGTCGTGGAATTATTGATCTCCTGCGCCGCCGCGTTGATATAGGGGTTCGCGATTCCTTGGGCGTTCTCCGTCGCCGCGATCCCCGCATTCTGGTCTGGCGAAAACGGCGCGACAATGGAGCCGGAATACTGCGTCAGTGGCGTTTGAGCGACCTGCTGCGCCTGATTGTTGACGTTCTGATACGCGGCAACGAACTGCGGCGGAGGGCCGCTTTGCGATACCGTCGTCTGACCGCCGCCACCGCTCATGTCAGTTTCCCCTCATTTCCGGCGCGGGATAGATGAAGACCCCGCCAGCCGAGGCAAACCGGCGCCGGTATTTGGCCAGTTTCAGCCGCAGTTTCCATGTGCCCAACACACCGCACAGAAGGTAGACGCGATAACCGAGACGCTTCGATCCCGCGTCGGTCCACCAGCGCATGAAGTCCATCAAGTCATCCGCGTGGCGACTGACCCGGTGGTCAGGATGAACGAAATTCACCATCTCTTGCATGAAGCACCCGTTTGACCAGTGCCATTCGAGAGGGTGCAGAACCACCATGCCCGCAATCGAACCATCCGGGGCGTCGATCACGCCAACCGTGCCACCCCGGTTGCGCGTGCCGACTTGGATATTCGCCAGAACCTTGCCCTCATCGATCATCGCAACATGCGCAGCATTGGCTTGAAGGTCCATCAGCCACAATTTCAGGAGCGCCGGTTCGTCGGCTGGCGTGCCGATTCGCACACTGAGAGGCCGTTCAGTCGGCCCATTGTATTCCGGGCCGTCCCGGTCGATGGTCAGCATTAGGCGCAGTTCCCTACGCCCAAGACGAGCATCCCCGCCACCCAGCTTCTCAAGCTGCTCGCGCGTGACATACACGCCCCCGTCAGTGTCCTGTTGGCGGGTGTCAGGTTGAATACGCGAGGGAGGCGTGGCGATGTTCATGACTTCACCGGTCCGGGAAGGGATTTCAGTTTCTTAATCTGCGCCTTGCGCAGCGTCAGAACCCATTGGTCGAACACTTTATGCCCTTTTGCAATGTCGCCATTGCCCCATCGGGTGGCATGTTCGGGCGTCGCGACAAATTCTCCGTGCGACAAGGCGACTGGTGTCTGTTGCGTTGCAGCATAAGGCACCTTCCCGCCCTTCGCCTCACGCACCGGAGCAGGCGGACGCGGCGGCCCCATCCCCCGCGCACCCCTCGGCAGCGGCGTCCCGTATGGCCCGCTGTCAAGGATGCGTTGCATGATGTTGGCCCCGGCGAGGCTGTTCCCCTCTCCCAAACCCGCGACGACATCAGCCGGGAACACGTAACTTCCGGCTGGTGCCTGCGTCTTCACCATGTCCGCCCGGCCCGGCGTTGAACCGTGCAGGAATCCCGTCGTGCCAGCATCACCGGCCCGCGCTTCGGCACGGGTCCACCATGGGTCCCCTTGGCTTGGCGAAACGCCCATGTCGCCACCGCCGGCCCGTTTTGGAATGGTGCCCCCCCGTTTGAACGTGCCCACCGGTTGTTGGGGCTGTGCGGTCGTTGTCGGCGCCTGCTGTTGTGCCTGCTGCGGCGCCTGCGGCGGCGTGACCCGACGTTGCATCAAAAGCTTCTGGATAAGCTGCCCCTGCTGGGAGCCACCCATCATTGCCCCAAGCTCAGTCAGCTTCTCGGTCGGCATGGACGAATAACGCTGGATCATACCTTGCATCAGCGGATTGGCGGTCTGTGCCGAAGGCGCCACGCCACCGATTTGCGTCGTGGGGTCGACGCTGCCTCCGCTGTCTCGGTGCGGGACGATCCCGTGACCGACCAACTTGTTCGCCGTCGCGATGGCCAAACCCTCATCCCCGCTGCGGCGGAGGATCGCATTAGCGATATGAGAGGCGTGCAGCGCCTCGCTCGGCCCAAGGGAATGGTTGTGATGGGCAAAACTGTGTGCGTCCCAGGGCATCGGCGATCCTTTCCAGGAAAGATTAACAGGTGTCGGCCGGAGGCGCCATCAGGAAGTCACAACAGCCCCGGAGCAATAGCTGAACCATGTTCCGGTGGGGGCGTTGAAGAACACCGGGACGCCCGTCCCGCTGCCTCCACCCTCCCCAGGTTTGCGACCGTTCGACGCATACGCCCATTGCCCGTTCGCGGCTGTCGTGGGTAGCCCCGCAACTGTGTAAATTGACGGAACCGGATCGATAGCCACACCCGCCTTGAGCGTGGACAAGATCGTCGTGAGGATTTGGTTCTGCTGTTGCAAAACGTTGACGACGCCAGAGATGTCCGTTGCCATCAGTTTTTCCCATCAGAGGCAAAGCGATATCGTAGCGCACCAAGCCGGTTAAATGTTCCAAGATCGCTGCCGCTCATGCCGATTGCCATCTGCCGCCCGCGCGCACTAAACGGTATGAAATTGGTCAGGGCTGTGATCGATGGAACCACCGCATTCGTGGGGGAGGCATAGGGATAGTCGGTCATCAGTACGGTTGGCGTGAAGACCGGGTTCCCGGTGGAAACGAAGTCGGGAATAATCAGGTCAGAATAAACGAATTCTTCCCCCTCTTGCATGTCGAAGTATCCGGTCTGCCAAGACCATTCCAGTCCAGCCCCATTTGCGTCGGTGCTGACCTCATGCTGTTGCAGCAGACCGGACAAATCCGCCCCAACAGGATACCCAACAGGCGAAATCCCGACCCAAGCGGTTCTCTGATACTGGGCGGAAACACCAAAATCCCAGCATCGCTCTATGTAGTTTATCTTGACGTAACCCATGACGGTCACGTTCGCCACGTAATAGGGCGAGGTAGACAGAAGCGGAAAATGCCACGCCATTTCGTTGAACAGAGAGTTGACCGCGCAATGTATCTGTCCCGCCTGCGCCAAATCGATGTTGTTAATTAGGAAGTCCCAGACAGGACATTCCATCGGCGTCACACCACCGCCAACCGCATAATCAAAGAACCCCCGGTTAGATAGCCACATGACCGAAGTGCCATATGCCCCTGCGGCCCGTTGACTGATAATCCCACACGCTGTCGCCAGCCGGTTGAACCCGAACACCAAAGGGAACCCGAGATAGGTCATGGTCCACAGATCGGTGTCGGTCCAAACGAGCGCGCCAAGTCCGGCCGCCAGCCCAGCCACAAGTCGCGTGCCGCTTGGGATAAAATACGATCCCGCCTGATTGGTCGCCGTCGTCGTCCAGTCCGTGAAGTCTGCCTGATCGCACCAGCGGACAAGAAGCGGTTGCTGCACCCCCCCAACCTCAGCCCCCAATGCGACGACGATTTCGACCTGCGGCATGACGAAGACGGTCGTGTTGTAAATCGGCGCGCTTCCCGAAACGACCGATGCGGGCGCGACCGTTGGCGGCATCCAGTAGTAGATTTTGCCGTTGGTCGGGCTGGCAATTAAATCCTGCCCGAAGTGATCCAGAGACCATTGCCGCAACATCAATACTGTTTGTCCGCCACTTGAAAGACCATAATCCCCGGCCCCGTAATCTCCGATTCCATATCCGGTGGTAACCGTATTAACCGCAAAGCTGGTCGGGAGCAGGTAAGCGATCCGAGCATTGCCGCTGTTTTCCGAACCGCTCGTCGTCGCATTGGCTGCCGATCCTGCTGTGAAGGAGAATGTGTTGGCAGTCAACCGCGTGACCGAATAGGTGCCGAAGATAACCACTGTGGCAACGGTGGTGCTGACCAGAACGGGGAAAAGCGACCCAGTGGCGAAACCGTGGTTTGTCAGTGTGGTCGTAATCGTGGCAAGGCCATTTTGCGTCGCAAAAGACGGAACGGCGCCCCCGTTCGTCACAGTCGATGTGGCATTGGAGGATGCCAAAATAGTGTAATGGGTGGCGTCAACAATAGTGGCGACCTGATAATAGCCGAACACAATAAGACCGCCCACGGCGACTTGAACCTCTTGGTTGATCCAATCGCCAACCGTAGGACTGGTCGTGGCGTCCGTGACGGTCACTACATTCGTCCCGCTAACCGTCGAAAAAGCAACCGCCGGATTGTTCGTCGCGTAGACCGGTGTTATGTCATATAACAAGTCGCCCGTGAACATCGTCAGCCGCTGTTCGGTCCCGGCTGCCAGATAAGCGTTGCCGACGATATCAGCCCAGCCGTGCAGACCCCGGCATGTCCCAACCAGCGCTTGCAGGGCTATTTGCGCCCATCCACCAATCTTCTGAATGAGACCGTTGTAGAACCGGCAAAGCGTTGCAGCCACGAACTGCGCTTGGTTCAATGTTGGCGTCTGTTCGAGATTGACGCCTGGCTTAAGGATGAGTTTCCGTGTCGGCATCGTTAGACACCGGCATAGATAATGTAATTGCAGATAATGCCAGGAGGCATGTTTTGGGAAGCGCCGGTCAGGCTCGACGATGCTGTAATGCCAGTTACGGCGGTATTCGTGGAGGTTGCAAGATTCCCAAATGAAGAACCGGAAGTGACATTTGGAGCGGCGCCGCCTGATCCAACATAGGCGCCTCCATTCAATATCGCATGCTGATGCGAGGGATCGTTAATCGTAATCGAGTCGGCTTGTGCGTGCTGATCGCCGCCAACCGCACCAAGCGTCGTCCCTGCAATGCCCGACACCGCGTTCGTAACGCGATTTGCGGGCGTGCCGCCCATGTTGTCTTTACCGATGGCTGTGCGGCCACGCATGTCCGGCACATTGAATGTCGTGCTGCCGTCCCCCGTGCCATAAGTTGTGCCCATTACTGCAAAAAGCGCCGCGTAAGTGGTTCGGCTGATTGCTTGCCCATAGGCGAATATCCAAAGAGCAGGAGCCGATGTTCCCCAATATTCCATGCCGGCGCCAATCGGGGTTGTTGGAGTGCTCCACGTCATCGCGGCACTTCCCGCCTGGGATGTAAGGTATTGTCCCGCTGTCCCCGCTGTCGTCGGCCAGTTCCAATTATAAGTTCCGGCCACAGCCTGAGCCGTAAGAGTAATGATGCCAGAAGAACTACCAGTTATTGTGGTTGACGGCGCAATAGCGGCAGGCAATGCAACCGTGATTGTCGGAGCAGTCACGTTGGTTCCGTCGCAATAAAACAATGTCCACTTCGGGCCGGGAGACACAACAAGCGTTGTGCCGCTCCCCGTTGTCAAAATAACATTGTGGCCCCCCGTCGTGGCATTCAGGACATATCCAACCTTTACCGAGGCCGGGACTGTCACCGTGCAGTTTCCCGTCAGTGCCCCCACGAACGGCCAAAGCAATTGACGCGCTTGATTGGACGCTCCCGCATTCGCAGTCAGGGTGTAAGTGGTCAGCCCAGCGATGTTGACACCGCCAGACCCGCCAGCATACCCATTGTCCCCGGTGACAGCCTGCCCAATTAGAGTGAAGTTGGTATTGTTCAGCGCCCCCCATGCGTTTTTGATCGCGGGATCGCCCGGCGTGCCTTCCCAAAGCCCAAGAAGCGGATCGTAGCTCATGCATGTCCTCCGGGTTGGGCAACATCTGGCACCAGACCGCGCCGCCGCATTTCTTCGTTCAGGGCCTTGGTCATCAACGTCTGATACTGCGCTTCATAGGATACCGACTGCCGAGGATCGTCAGACTGAGCACTCCAATTGTGCATCAGAGAACCCGTCAAAAAGACCATGCACGCCATCTCCAGCAACTCTGGGTAAACCGTGCTCAGATAAGTCGTGGGGTTCGTCGAACTGATCGGCGGCGGCTGGAAAAGCCCCGTCAGTTCCACCGTATAGGACAGCGCGGCAGTCGGGCAAAACACGATGGTCTGTGCATCTCGCATGGCGAAATATCGCGGCGTCCAATCAGCTACATTCGGCTCTACCGTGACGGATTCTTGCGGCCATGTGAGGTCGATCACATCCAGACTGGTCATGTCATACCAGACCCGATTTCCCGTCGCCGCCCCGGCCCCGGTCGGTGTAATAAGTGCCATGCCTTCCGGCACGATGATCGGTGTCGTCATGCCGGAGAGGCTGATTGTCCGACTGTTCGCCGTGTTCGTTAGGGTCGTATCCTGGTCCCGCGTGGCCAGCAGAACAATGTCCTTGTATATGCGACCCTCAGCGTAACTCGTGGCCTGCGGGTAAAGTTCAGCGAAGTCCGGTGGCACGACGTTATAAGGCGGCTGCGCCTTCACCAGAGCGGCAAGCAGTGCCGTTTGCAGGGTGGTCCATGTCAGCGCGGCCATCTCAGACCTGCCACGCGAAGAAAGGAACTGCCGGAGTCAAACCAACCAACGACATAGCAAGGGTGGGAACAGGACCAAGCCCTTGCGCCGTTGCCCAGAGATACGCTTCCCCTGGCCCAAGAATCAGGTTCGCCTCGCGCCCCCATGATGCGGGACTGCCGAACACCACCTGAGTTTGTGGCGCTGATGGATTATACAGCAGCAGATAGGACCGGATCGGATTGGCAGCCATCAGCACAACTGAGACATTTGCCTGCGTGATCGTTAGGCTGTCATCGATCAAACCACCGGGCGTCGAAACCCCCGAGAGAGACGCGATCAATGCCAGCACCCTTGTCTTGTCGGTCGGATATTGGCCCGGAACTCCGGAAGCGCCCAGCACGTATTGCGTAAATCCCTGGTTTCCCGGCGATGTCGGCAGCGGTTGCCCGACTATCGGGATTTGCGTCACGCTCGGGCTGGGGCGAGGGTTTAGTCTCGGAATGGGATCGGGCGGCAAGATTGGCGCCCGCAACTGCGGCTGTGGGATGTCCAGTTGGTCCGGTCCCACCAACAGCCCAGTGTCGCTCAAATTGTTCCCTGCCCACTGATACTGCCGTTGCATCCGGTCCAGAGAGTACCAAAGGCCCGAACGATCGCACTCGCCCATCGCAGCCGGTCTGCGTAGGCTGATCTTCGCACGTCCGCTATGAGCGATCCTTGGCATGGCTACATCTTACCATATGCGGCGATGTTTGCATTGATCGTCATCGGCCCCGGCTCTTGATCGCGGCGCATCAGCAGTTCCCAAGCCTCATCGGCGGCGGCTTTCTTCTCCATCATCATCGCCTGCCGGGCTTGTGGGTTCACCGGGCCAAACTTCTCGCATAGCCGAAGCGCCATCCTCGCGCAAAGAGCGTCGATTGCCCGATACGGAATGTCAGGGGTTTCACCCCCCGCCAGATTGGCATCCTGCACCCGCTGCATGCCGTACCATTCCAGAACATAATTCGGAGCACCGACGAACGGAACCTCCCAGATCGTGACCTGCGGTGTTTCCAGCATTTGAAACCAGTATTGCGTTGGGATGCCTTGCTGGTTTTTGTTGACGATCATCGAATATTGGGTCCGCGTGATCGGCACCATGATGCGGTCATTGTTGACCCCCGTGCCACCGCCGTTGACCGTGGAATACCAAAGCTCAGTCATCGTCACAAGATTGGTCGGGAGGGTGTAGGTTCCGGTCCCCACGGCCAGATTGATCGTGCCGCCGGTTGTCTCCCAGAAATTCATGCCGGCATTCGACCATGCCGCCAATTCGAGATTTAGGGAGTTGCGCGCCGATACCAGCATATGGCGGGTCAAAACAGGCGGCGGCTTCTGGATGCGGTCGAACGCTTCCAAAACGACGGAAGTGTTCGCCATCGCGAAGTTGTAGGTTCCCGAACTCGCCACGCGCTACCCCTCCTTTATGTCGGGGAATTTCCTGTGAACTGCCCGGCGAATAGTCGCCAATTCTTGCGGGGACGCATGTTGAGCACCACGCGCTAGAGCGTTGCGCGCCCTCGCCACCGTATCAATCGGATACGATCCGCTACCCTTCCCGTGCGGGCCTGCGCCACGCCCAGGAAGGGCAAAGTCCTTCGACGGTAGGGATTGCCGATCTGCCGCCGTCAGACGGCCACCGTGCGCCCTGGCGGAGGCGTGGCCAGAACGCTCAATCAGTCCCGGCCGTTTTTCCCCTTGGTATCGCCACCTCGACTGCCACCGCCGTTGTCGAATGGCACTTTGGATTCGTAATCAGGGCTGGACATGCGGCCGGCAGCAGTCATCGGGTTCATGTCGGAAGTCGCGCCACCGCGCGCCCGGCGATCCGGTCGAGACTCGACCTTTTTGCCCGGCACCTTGCCACCGCGCTTGCGGGGATGATGCTTCGGATGATGCGGCATCTTCTCCTCGGGGATGTGGCCACCACGGGCGCGCTTGTGGCGCTCATGCTTGACTTCCCCGCCGCGCTTCAGCGGCTCGCCGTCCTTCATCTCGCGACGTTCTTCCGAACCGTGAGCTTCCTCACCGTCCTTCCGTCCGTCTTCGATCTCGTCTTCTTCCTCGACTTCGGGACCCGCCGCCTTTTCCTTGCGCATGTCAAAACCTCCAATGAGGGCCGGTTACATACCGCTGCCGACCGCAGCTTGCAACGCCTTCGCCATGACTTGTCCAGTCCCGCTCAGGATCGTCAACCGCCACGCGAAAATGAGTTGGTTCGCGTAACTCCATTCCGTGTTTCCGCTAACGTTGTTTGCCGTGCTGTTCGGAAACACAACCGGAGGAACGGACGAACCAGCCCCCACCGCAAATTGCTCCATGCCCACAACACCGCTGTTAACCAAAGCGTTCGGGTCGTCGTAGGTATGTTCAATCGAATAGGTCGTGCCGCTTGGACCGGCACAAGCCCCGTTGAGCATCCAGACCCGAGCGAGGAAATCTGCCATCTGCCACTCGCTCGAACCAACCCCGTTCGTGCCGACCGTGATGTTCCCGGCCGTGGCGCCCGAGGACCGAACGGAAGTCACCGTCAGAAAGTCCAGAGCCGTGTATTGGCTTGACGTGCTCGTAACACCCGTGACAGTGCTGCTCTGCACAACACCGCTTCGGCTGGTGCCCGTGATCGTGAAGACCACCGCCGCATCTGATCCTGAACTCGCCACCAGAACGCGGCGGGAGGCGCCTCCGCTATCCAACGTGGCGACCCCGCCCGTTACCAAGCCACCATTCAGCGTAAGCAGCCCAGCACCCGCTACAGCCTGCGACAGCGCCACCCCGTTGGAGGACGCCGCCACAAGCTGGTACGGGACATAGTTGGGGTTCGACATGCGACCCTCACCCGATGGTGCGGATCACATTCATGCTTGGGTCACCCCGAACATGAACTGCGGATTAAGCTGGGTGCTGAGCAGCCGCCCGGCCGTCGTTTCGAAGCGACCGGCGACAAACCGGTTTCCGGAAACCGTGACGCCGGAAATCGAACCGTTGCTTGCCGTCGAACCAATGCCAGTCCCGGCGCCGATGGTGCTGACTTGGATCACCCCGCGAACATCGCCGGTCGCCGCCGTGGCGGGGTTGGTGCCATCATAGATCAACCAACCGGTGGAACTGGTCATCATCAAGCCGGCCCAGAAAACCGACGCGCGTTCCCATTCCGCGACCCGGTAACTGAACCCGAACACATCCGACGTTCCGACCGTGTAGTTGTGGGCGTCGGTGAAATTCGGCGTGACGGAAGCGATGTATTTGAAAGTCTTAAGCGAGTAGCCAGTGGAAGCCCCAGCCGCAACCGTCACGGTCTGCGTCATCGGCTGATTGTAGATATCCCAGCCAGCCACGGTGAATGTGCCGCCAGCGCCGCCAGAAACGCCCGTAATCCGAACGCCGCGCGCCAAGGTCTGACGCGGGTCGAGAAACAGGCCCGGACCGCCCGCGAAAAACGGATAGGCAGCGGTTGGCGTTGGGAACCCGTTTTCGGACGGACCCCACAGATCGCCAGTTCCAATCGGCGCCCCCGTGCTGGTCGCAAGAGCATTCGTCGCCAGTGTGATCGTCGTCGCCGAAGGTTGTCCGATGACATTGGTCAACAGCGGAACCGTGCCGCCGGAGTTTCCAACACCACCGATGACGACCGGCATACCAAGCGGGAATATGGTGCTGTCCAACACCGTGACGGTCGGAGAACCCGCAGTCGTGGCGCCATAGGCAAACCCGAAATCCAGCGCCATCGCAGCGGTTACGGGCGCGATCCCGTTGAGAAAGCGTCCAAACGGATGGATCGGGATGTTCACCGCCACACCGAACGAAGCCGCCGCCAACGTGAAAGCCGTCCCACTGGTAGCATTCTGGGCTGCGGCGATGTTGTTCGCAGCCGTCGCCGCAGGAATCACATCGGCCGAATACAATTCAGCAGAGAGAATGTGCGCCTGCTCTACCCCGGTGTAGCCTGTCACCTTGTCCCTCGGCCAGATCATCCGAGGATCAAGGAGCGCCGTTCCCTGATAGAATTTGGACGGCCCGGCGTCGAGGTTCGGCTCCGCAATCGTCATCCCGATCCCCAAGGACTGAGGAATGCCGGAAAGATTGCCCGATACCGTCAGGGGACCATCGTAGGAAGAATTTGCCATAGGTGGTTTCCCTTAGTTGGTGGGGTAAAACCCTGCCCCAAGGCGCCAATCATCCCACCCGATGTAGTAACGCTCGGTCCCTTTGACCATCAGGTTGTTGGTGGCGAAGTCCGTCTGGATTTCCGTGCGGAACGGCTTGCGATCCAGGCAGATCAGGCCGCCGGCATCGGACAGAACGAACCACGCATAGGGCGAGGTCAGGAAGTCCATGACCACGTAGCCATCGCGCAGATCGTCGCTTTCCTTGACCGACCACGTATCGTTGTTGGTCGTGCCCGGCCGGATTTCCGTTTCCATCAGGCGCTTGGCGACGTGGCGAAGTTCCACCGGAACCACCAACTTCTTGCCTTGCGACCCATAGAGCAAGCCCGCTTCGTCACGAAACCGGCGGATCATGTTGTTTGCGCCGGCCAAAGTGTTCTCGTTCAGACCGACCTGAATGGTCGGCGTGTTGGCAACCGTCGTGCCGTCAACCGGATGGTTCGTCGCAAACAGCGGCAGGTTATCGCCGCCGATGGTCGCGTTCAGCACGTTGCCGGTATTCAGCGGCGCCGCGGCATTGATTTCCTTCATCTGGCGGAAGGATCGTGCCAAACCAAGGTTTGCCGCGTCGAAAGCCGATTTGTAAAGATTGTCGTCCAACGCTTCTTCGGTGAAGGCGTACCCCAGCGAAAACACGACGTGCAGATGGTTCCATGTGAACCGCTGACCGGCGAGGTTGTCGAACTGCGTCGGCTGGCCGGCGAGTTTCAATTGAGGCAAGGGCAGATACCGGACATGGACGGTGCGTTCCGATTCCATGTTCGACGGCCCAATGGCGTAAATCTTGCGCCACTGGACATCCATCTCGCGATAGAGACCCTTGATCTTGCGGACGCCCGGCAGAAGCAGCGCGGGGATTTGGGATGTGGAAATCGCCATCGATCAGATTCCCGTGCCAGCCAGCATTTCGATCCAGTTCGGATTGAAGCTGACTTCAATGAAGGGATTGGTGTTCGCCGGGTCCTGCGGACCACCGGAAACGCCGGCCAATTGTTCCACCCGGAAGGGCAGTGTATTGGTTGTCGCGAGGGTGGTGTAATCCAGCGCCAGCGTCGAAATGCCAGCAGCATTCGGCACGCCGTTGGTTCCGGTCAACCAGTTGATGTTGTTCCCGCGAGGTGTTTGAGCAACCCAAGGGCCACCGCTGACCTGCGCACGGAACACCGCGAAAGGATCGGAGCAGACATAGCAAGCGATGTCCGCACTCGGGTTCGACGTGCTTTGGTAAGACCCGTTGAGGCCGTGCGCGATGGCTTGCAGCGTGGCATCGTAATAGGGAGCAACCCCCATGAACACACCGAGTCCGGCGGTGTCGTTGAAGGCGGAAAGAACGACGTAACCTTGGTTGCCGCCGGTTCCGGTTTTCACCAGATCGCCGACACCAATGGTCGTGGCGTAGCCCTTCTTGATGTAATAGACGTTCGTTTGAACGGTCGGGGCGGCGCCGATCTTATTGCGGCTCCACAGCAACCCATTCGGGGCGAGGACATTCGTCGCCATCGGTCAAGGTTTCCTAGAACGGAACTCCCGCCGGTCGATCCGACCCGCTTTGTTCCCAAGGATGAACCCATAAACCGATCCGGCCGGGTGACGCGAAGGACACTAACCGCAACTTCCTCACTTGACAAGAGAAAGTTGCGTCCAGTGTTACCCCATCAAACCTTCGATCTGCATTTCGACAGGCACAGCCCGCGTGCCGCGATGCGTGGGGATACCTTCCTCGCCACGAACAGCCGAACGTCCCGATGCCGCTGCCAGCGTGCGATCCCGTTGTTGTTCCTGTGCGTATTGCAAATCTTCGCGCCGCGCTTCGATTGTCAGGTTCATCGGGCGCCCGTAAAGCCGCTGGCCGTATCGTTCGACCGGCGAATCCGGGGACACACCAACATCCACCAGTTCGGGCCAATCCTTCGCTATTTCCGGCCGCCAGCCGCCCTGTCGGACATCCAACAAATCGGCAGCATCCACCGGCTGGCCAAGAACCCGGATGGTCTTGAACTCGTAATCCCAGCCTTGCCGCTTGCGATGAGAAGGAATGTCGAACGACTTGTCCTGCCGATCGCCACGACTGACACGGCGAATGGGTTCCTCGAATGTCACCGCTTCCCGTGCCGGTTCCGCTTTACCAATCGGGCCGGGGTCCTGCCCCACACCTGCGCGAGCAGTGTCATGGGCCTGACGATCTTCGGACTGGCGCGGAGCCGCGCGACGGACAACGGCACCGCGCTTGACCTTGCGTGGCGCTTTGTCTGGCCCGCGAGTGGGTCGGGTCATGACTGGCACTTCTGACGGGCGGAACGTCTCGCCTTCGCCTTCGAAAATAACGTCGCTCACGGCCTGAAGCTCCTTCCGTCACCATACACAAGGCCAGCGTTCCCACCGGCAGCGATTTCGTCGTGGATGTCCACCTGTTCTTTGACATAATCGGCCAGCGACATGCGGCAAGTTTCCGCACCTTCTTTGAAGTTCGCTTCCGACGTGGAATTGCCGAAGCGCACCCCCATCGTGCCGTCCGACCGCTTCTGCACCAGCAGTTCGCCGAGATCGCTCTTAATCGTCTGCCAACCGCCGTTACTGCCCCCACCAGAGCGGGAAGGCGGCACGGCCCCGTTACCACGGCTTGCGGGAGGCGTCATATCTCGATTTCCTCCATTGGCAGGGCGCACTGGCGGCGCCCCGGTTTCGGCCACGCCGTGGCCTTCTCCGTAAATGCTCGTCATCGTGCGTTCGATATGGTCGATATAGGCTTCGCTGCCCGCCGCCATACCACGTCGGATCGCATCGTTGTGCGCGCCGATTGCCGCGCCGGCATAAACCGCATCTGTGTGATACCTCGGATGTTCGTCCATCCAGCGTTGCGCCGCAGGTGTCGGTCCATCCGTCGTGCCGGTCTGCACCGGCGGCACCGGCGCCGGGGATGCCTTGATCCTCGCCAACTCCGCTTCCGCCTGTGCGGCACGGAAACTCGCGGCCGACAGCGCTTCCGTCGCGCTCATTTCCGCGTCGATGTCACCAGCCTCTCGTGCTGCCCGAAGCGCCAACCGAGAAGACTGCTGCGATTCCTTGGCGGCTTCCAGCGCTTGAGCCACGACCGTTTGTTGGTCCTGCGTCCGCGCTGTTGCCATTTGATTGGCGGCGCGTTGCGCAGCGTCGGCACGATCTTGCGCTTCCCGTGCCAACCTCCGTTCCGCCGCAACCTGCCGATCCTTTTCCGCCAATTGGTTGGTAGCCTGTTCCAGCGCATCTTCCGGCGAAATCGAATATCCGGCGTCTTCGATGGTGACGGGAGGCGCTTCCGGCGCCGCGCGCGGGGGACGGTCACGCCGGGAAACACGGTTCAGGGAACCGCCGACATCTTGGTCAATGGTAAGGGACTCGCTCATGACGCCTCCGGGGTCTGCAACGCTTCCGTCAGCGCCGCGTGGATTTTCTTGGAAATGTGGCATGTGCGGTCGCCTGCGATGATCGCCGACAACCGCTCCCGTTCACCTTGCGCCGCTTCCATCAGGACGGGATCGCCGGCAACCGCCGTCCTCAGATCGCCATCTTGGAATACCAGCCGATGCAAATGCTCGACATGCGGATTATGGTGCGGCATCACACGACACTAGTCGGACGAATCAACCGGCCAAGAAAAGCGTCGTCCTGCAAGATACGCACCGGCCAACCATCGCCGGGGTAAAGGTCGTGGCTTTCATCGTGCCGATCCAGATACTTCACCCGGATTGAACCATCGCCCTGGAAAGAGAACTGCTGACCTTGAGCGGGGTTGACGAACAGCCATTGCCCAACTTTTGGGGGGCCGTTCGGTCCCCACATGCCGTTGACGAAATCTTCGTCCCCGCTGAATGCGTCCGGCCCGTGCATGACGACCATCACCACCTTGCCTTGCACCCAGTCTTCCATTTGCCGCTTTTCGGTGAAAGTCAGACCCGTCCGAGGGTTCATCGCCGGGCGGACGTACACCGCCACGAGAACTTGCTTACCGAACACTTCCAGCCCATCGAAGCTGCCAAGCTGATCGAAGATGTGCCGCTTCGCGACTTCGTAATCATCGTGGCCCCAACCGTGCAGGCCACTCGCAACGTCCGCCATGTCTTAACCTCCAAGTTCCTTGTAGGCGTCTTCTTGCTGCTCTAACGCGGCGCGAAGACCTTGAATAAATCCTTGGTTGAACCGCATCTGATCCAGACCGTCCTGACTTCTTTCAACCAAATACCCCGCATATTCGTTTGCAAGTTTTCCCACCTTCTCCTGCGTCAGGTGCTTTAGCGCGTGGGCTGACATTAAGCGGCCGGCGGGTCAGTGGCCGGAGGAGGGATAGGGTCTGCCGTAACCATGCCCGCCGATTCCAACACCATATGGAGCGCGCCCATGGCATCCGGCGTAACCATGCCCGCCGATTCCAACACCATATGGAGCGCGCCCATGGCATCCGGGGCTTCGGGCGAATACGTCGTGCAGTTCGTGCCGTCGTGGATTTCAACCATCCACCCGCCTTGTGCATCGCCGTCGATGATGATCCTAATCAACCGTCAACCTCCTCGAAAATACCAACCGTCCGCTTCGGACGCTGGATGGTGATACGCCGGTCGCCCGGCCAGATCGTCTGACCAACCGCGATTTCAACCGCGACCAACGCCGCCATTCGCAACTGCGGTTCGGCAATTGTATTGATGACTTGCGGGTTTCCCGCCGTGTCGGTCAGCGTATGCGTCGTCCCGACAATGTGGGTCATCAGTTCCTTGAGCACGTATTCAGGGAGAACCAGCATCACACCGCCCCGCCCGAAAACCGGCCACGTTCATCGCGATGGTGCATTGCCCCACCTCGGGCCATCATCCCGCCGGGAGGCGGCATACCGGGGCCACCGGGCATCGGAGGACGGGGAGGCATCGGAGGGGCGCCCATCCCCGGAGGACCACCAGCACCAGGAGGCGGAGGAGCAGCCATCGGATGCGGCATGGGAGCCGGACCACCCGGCATCGCGCCATGCTGCGCTGCAATCTGAATACCGTCTTTCAACCCCTGTTGGTGCGCCATCTGGGCTTCCATGGGGTTGCCACCCTGACCGCCAACCACGTTCACCACGACTTTGCCAGCGTGCTTGCCGACCTTGCCGCCACGGGCCTTCGGTTCGTTCGTCTCGTGATCGTCCCGCTCGCGCGACCGACCCTCGACAATTCCACCCCCATCCGCACGTCGCTGCCGATCAGGTCGATCCTTGACATGTTCACCCTTTACGCGACCGCCGCTCTTGAGCCTCAGTTTGGCATGTTTCCCTTCATGCTCCTGCGTCTCATGTTCCTTCACAGCGCGCTTCACCACACGCTTGACCTTCGGCATGGTGACTTCGCCGCCGGTCTTGTATCCGGACTCGTGTAACATACGGTTCCCGCGCTCACGGGCGGAAGTGTGCTCAACCATGGAACAAACCCTTCAGTTCGGCCGCTTTCGCCATTGTGGCACAATTGCCACTGTGCAAACAAGAACCTTCATTCCGACATCTCCGCCGCGTCCAGCGCCGAAAGATCGATCTTCGACAATTCCAGCGGCAGTCGTCGCGTATGCGACAGGCACCATTCATGATCCGGGACTTCCGGCCAGAACGTGTTCGTCACCGGGATAGGCGGCATACCTTGTAGTTGCGAAGGCGCCATCCCAAGCAGCATGACAGTCGGAGGCCCGCCACGGCAAACCCCCATGGCCTGCCCAACCTTTGCCCGGCGGAAACATTTGCACGTCCCGCAGTTATCTTCATACCCGTTAGCCATTCTCACCTCCTGTAAGCGGTCCGCTCAGGGGTGGCGGCGCGGCTTGCTTCATCGCCTCCAACCCAACTTCGTGCGCGCGATCCGCAGCGCTTTGGTTTGCTTCGTGTGCAGCGTCGTGCTGCGCCCCGGCATGCCCGGCAGCCAGTTGCAACGCAGCCTTGGTTTCCTCGGACTGCCGATCCGCCGACTTCTCCTGCGACTCGATGGCAATTTCCGCCATGTGATCCTGATGCTTGGCGTCCTGCAATTGAAGCTGGGACTGCCCTTTCTGTTGATCCGCTTGCGCCTTGATTTGCGCAGCCACCACCCGAGGATCAGGCGGCGGCGGAGGAGCGGCTTGCGGTTGCTGCGGCGGCAACGTGAACTCGTCGGCATCCGAACCCGTCAGCACCTCGGCCGCACGACGATAGATCGCCCGCTGGTTCACAATCGGGCCGTCCTTGTCGCCCAAGGCGAACTGCTGCAACCCGCCCAGCGTCACCAGACCTTGAACCTTCGTCAGTCGATGGATTTGAGAAGGGGTGTTCGGATCAGCAGCAGGAGCAAGATCGGG